TGCTTTCTTGCATCATCGTACATACGGCAGGGGTTTCAGGTTGTGTATTGGGCAAACGAAGAACCTGCCAAACGAATTAAATTACGTATCATTCAATCATACTTTGAACTGACAAAGGAAGAGATGGTAGCACAGAGGTTTAGTCTCCTAGATAGATACAAGACAGAGATAGAACCTTACCTCACTATCATGGATTCGGTGGGTACATCTGTAGAAGAGGTAGATGAGTATGCCAAGCTGAACAAACCTGATGTCATGTTCTGTGATCAGCTAGACAAATTCAGAATACGTGGTGAGTACAATCGTGGAGATGAACGTTTGAAGGAAACTTACGTGTCTGCAAGAGAGATAGCCAAAAGAAACGTGTGTCTTGTGTGGGCAGTAAGCCAAGCAAGTTACGATGCACACGACAGACAGTTTATAGATTATGCTATGCTTGACAATTCCAAGACAGGTAAGGCAGGTGAAGCTGACATTATTATAGGTATAGGCAAGACAGGATCGAGTGAGATAGACAATATAGTAAGACACATCTGTATATCTAAGAACAAGATCAATGGGTGGCATGGTATGATCAATGCCCAAATAGATATTTCAAGGGGGATATATTATTGATGAACGTGTTAACTTTAGATGTAGAAACTACACATCGAGACAAAGAGGGGGGTGGCACTACTGCATTGCCCTACTTCAATAATCGATTAGTATCAATAGGTTGGAAGTGGTTGTTAAACGATCACGTTAACTATAAGTTTTTCTATCACAAAGATAGTGAGTACAATTATGAGTCAGATATTGTAAACTTGATACAAAAAGATTTGGACAAGGCAGATGTTCTGATTGGACAAAACATCAAGTTTGACATAACATGGTTGCGATCATGTGGCTTCACTTACGATGGAGTTTTGTATGATACGATGGTCGCAGAATACCTAAGATCAAAAGGTAGGCGTTGGTCTTTGTCACTTGAGTCTCTTGCAAAACGATATGAGGTTACTCAAAAAGAAGTAGATTTGGTTAAACCGTATCTCAAAGATGGTAAGACATTCTATGACATACCTGCAGAGATAGTAGAAGAATACGGCATTGCCGATGTAGTCGCAACTGAACAGGTTGCAGTAAAACAACTAGAAGCCTTTGGCTTAACATTCGAGGAATTATATGAAACAAACACTAAAACTGTCGTTCGAGATGACGAACACGCTATCTAGGATAGAACACAACGGACTAAAGATAAACACAGATACCTTAGAACAAATTGAAAAACAATACATGGATGAGATGACCATGTTGGAAACTAAGCTGAACAGACTAGCCAAGAACGCAATGGGAGATACTCCTATCAATCTTGCAAGTCCTGATGATAAAAGTGTGTTGCTTTACTCACGAAAGGTAAAAGATAAATCTCTTTGGTCACTCACATTCAATCTTGGACACGAGATGCGTGGCAATACAATCAAACCTAAGATGCGTACACGTATGAAGAACAAAGACTTTGTACAATATGTAAGACGTATGACTGACATAGTTTACAAAACAATTGGTCGTCAATGTGAAACTTGTCGTGGATCAGGTAGGATAACACCTCTCAAGAAGGATGGCAGTGTTGGTAAAGCCAAACGAATATGTAAAATCTGTGAGGGTAAAGGTGTAGTCTATACATCTACAGGCGAGGTGGCAGGTTTCAAACTCATACCTCGTACACCACGAGACACAGCATCTGCAGGTTTCAAGACAGACAAGGTAACTCTTGAGGATAGGCTATCTGAATTAAGTGGTGATGCACGTGAGTTTTGTGAAGCCTATGTTCGCTACAATGCTCTTCGTACTTATCTGTCTACCTTTGTAGAGGGAATGAAAAACAATGTTGATGACTACAACTTCATTCATCCTGAGTTTATGCAATGTGTAACAGCAACAGGCAGGCTATCTAGTCGTAATCCTAACTTTCAAAACATGCCACGTGGTTCTACGTTTGCTATACGTAAGGTTGTCGAAAGTAGATTTGACGATGGGTTTATACTTGAGGGTGACTACTCACAGTTAGAGTTCAGAGTGGCAGGCTTTCTTGCAAAGGACAATCAAGTATACGATGATGTAAAGAAAGGCACAGATGTTCACAGCTACACTGCATCTATCATTGGCTGCTCTAGACAGGAAGCAAAAGCACACACATTCAAACCGTTGTATGGTGGTGTGAGTGGTACACAAAGTCAACAGGCATACTACAGAAGATTCAAAGAGAAGTATGAACAGGTAAGTGAGTGGCACAAAGAACTTGAGAAACAAGCCGTGACTACAAAAATTATAAAATTACCGTCAGGAAGAGAATACTGTTTTCCTGACGCTAGATGGACAGAGTGGGGTTCAGCTACCAATCGTACTGCTATTTGTAATTACCCTGTTCAGGGGTTCGCTACGGCTGATCTATTGCCTATTGCGTTGGTAGAGCTAGATAGACAGATGAGAGAACTCAAAATGCAGTCGGTTATTTGCAACACAGTACACGATTCAATAGTGCTTGATGTTCATCCAAGTGAAAAGCAACAGTGTATCGATGTATTATCTGAAGCAATGTTGTGTCTGCCAAGTGAGACGAAACGTAGGTATGGCATAGAATACGACATGCCTGTAGGTATTGAATTAAAAATAGGTAAAAATTGGCTTGACTTATCTGAAGTAGATCTGTAACCTCTGATTACGTTAACCTTAAATAAATAGAAAAGGATATTTAAATTGGAAAACATACAAACTATGACTACTGAAATTGATAACATTGTTAACTCTTTTAGTAGTGACGACATGGAATCTTTGATGGCATTGACTGGTCAGACTTCGACACAGAAATCAAATCAAGGACTTTCAAGACTAAACATAAACTACGATATGGAAACTGAAGATGGTGCTACCTTAACACGTGGCGATTGGAAGATGATGTATGAAGGCGAAATGGTCTACGCCAAGACAGTGAGAATTAGACCAATCTTACGAACCTATGAATGGAGTGTGTTTGATCAGGAACAAGGAACGTTTTCTTGTAAGTCTGTACAGAAACCAACTCTGTCAGGTGACTTCCCTGATACAGAAGGTGGCAACAAGTGTGGTCGTCTCTCTGTTGCAGATGAGGAGAAACTTAAAGATGATGATCCATCCAAGTTAAGATCACGGATGGCAGTATGTAATCAGGTGCTTTACTGTGTGATAGCAGGTGCTTTCAAAAAGGGCAATGGAGATAGTGTCACAGTAAGTGGTCATCCTGTTGTTGCATACTTTAAGAAGTCAGGGTTTGTTCCAATGAGGAATTTTATTGATAGCCTAACCAAACAGAAAAAGATCATGCAGAAATGTTGGATCAATATGGGTACGGCTAAACAGAAGAAGGGATCGGTTACATATTGGACACCTGTTCCAACTCTTCAAAGTGAAACTGATATATCTGTAGAAGATAAGGAGTTAATGAAAAAGTTTGCTGACACAGTTAAGGCAGCCAATCAATCTGTATTAGATCAGAATAGAGATTCTGCAAAGCTACAGGTAGTGGTTGGAGAAGAAAGCTTGGCAGACGATTTCAATGCTTCTCCTGTTTAAAATACAAGACTACATGGAACGTGCAAGTAGGGGGGAAGTTTCAATTCCCCCTGAAGCCGTTTTAGACTTTGCAGATTCCTGCAGAGATTCCGTTACTACACAATTAAATAAAGAAAGACAGTACAAGATCAGAATGTCAGGTCTTGGTAGACCTCTGTGTCAACAACTCCTTGAGAAGAAAGGCATTGAACAAGAGGTACAATACAATATGCTATTCAGGTTTCTGTTTGGGGATATTGTAGAAGCTATAGCTGTTCTTGTGTTAGAACAGGCAGGCGTTGATATTATAGATAAACAGAAAGCCGTTAGTCTAAACATAGGTGGTACAGATGTAAGTGGCACGTTGGATTTGATTATACGTGATGAGTTTGGACAAGATAAGGTTTGGGATATAAAGTCTGCAAGTGAGTGGGCATACAAGTTTAAGTATACAGGTTACGGTGGATACGAAAAAATAAAAGAGGATGACCCATTTGGCTACATTATGCAAGGGCATCTCTATGGGGAAGCAACAGGATTACCGTTTGGTGGTTGGATCGTAGTTAACAAATCAAGTGGCGAAGTCACTGTAGTCGAAGCACCTGATTGGCAAACAGACGATAGAAAAGAATATATGGCAGATGCCAAAGAACGAATTAAAGTGTTGACAGATGAATCACTTGAGTTCAAAGTACCCTTCAAGGATATATTTGAGGTGTACAAACAAGATGGTCAAGAAGTCAGGACAGGAAACAAATTACTACCTAGACCGTGTAACATGTGTGGGTACAAATCTCACTGTTGGAAAGATGCAGTATCACACGATAAGATAACATCGAAAGCTAAACAGCCACCTCAAGTATGGTACTCTAAATTGAAGAGGAAATCGCTATAATGGCAATCATTTATGTTCATCAATTTCATATAGATCTTTTAGGATTAAACGAGGACTTGTACCACGTTTATATAGACTCCCATGTGGAGACAGGTGGTGGGAGAGACGTTGTTCATTTACGTCAACATGATAGAGGTATTCCCCTTACTCTTCGTGAAAACTTCTCGAACAACGGAACTCTCACCTCTCACACTGAAAAAAGAGATATAGTAAAAATAGAAAATCAATTTCAAACAATAAACTACGTTAGCGATCAGGGTAAAGTAATATGCCTTCCGATACTTGGATTAACAGAAGAACTTCTTATACTAGAAAAACAATCCCCCAAACTGGCAGGGTATGTAAAAAAACGACTACAGTCTTTAGGGTTGAAAAAGAAAATATGAACAGAATGAAATACAGATCACGCTTTGAGTTGCATCTTGCAAAAGGTTTGGCTGAGAACAAAGTTAAGTTTGAGTATGAATCAAAGAAGTTTATTTACATACCCAAGCCTAGAACATACACTCCTGATTTCTATATAGTCGAGAGTGGTATATATGTAGAAGCAAAGGGTCACTTAGATAAAGCAGACAGAGTAAAGATGGCTTTGGTAAAGCAACAACATAAAGATCTTGATATACGATTTGTATTTATGAACGCACGAAATAAAATTTACAAAGGTAGTAAAACAACCTACGCTGATTGGTGCAACAAGAACGATTTCAGGTGGGCAGAGAAAACAATACCTGTGGAGTGGTACAAAAATGGAAAGTGAAGAAGACGCAATAGAATTTGCAAAGAAAATGAATTTGCAAAAAGGTCACTACTATATTATACTTACAGATGTCGGTGACGATAAGTTCAAGATGAGTGCATACGATACGACAGAAAGACAGTATGAGTCTGAAGCTGATCACTCTGTAGGATCAGTAATACACGAAGGTCTTGTTGGATTGCTTATGGGTAAGAGTGAAGAAGTATTTAACTTTGGTACATCAGAAATTGCATACAACTATGTAACTAGACGAATATTTGGTGAGATACTTGATGAAGAAGGCAAGACAGTAAAATATAAAGACAACGTAATTAAAGTTGATTTTGGTAACAAATAATGTTAAGGCATATGGAATACATGAGACAGAAACTAAAAGAGACAGAGAACGAAATTAAATATCTGTCAGGAAAAGACAAAGAGGACATGGTTAATAGTCCTGCCCACTACAACAAAGCAGGCATAGAGACTATAGACATGATAGAGTCCGTCACAGGTGGTGGATTTGAAGCGTATCTTCAAGGCAACATTCTTAAATATTTATGTAGATATAAATACAAGAATGGTGTAGAAGATTTAGAAAAAGCAAAGTGGTACTTAAACCGTTTAATTCAAACAATAAAAAAAGGGGAAGATTAAGATGTCGTCTAATATGCTACCTACATCATACCAAGAGTTCATACACAAATCACGATATGCTCGTTGGCTTGATGAAGAAGGAAGAAGAGAAAACTGGGGTGAGACAGTTTCAAGATACATAAATTTTATGGAAGAAGCTTTACTTGAAAAGCACAACTACAAGATAAGCAAGGTAGATAAACAAGCCATAGAAGAGTACATAACCAACCTTAGTGTTATGCCATCTATGAGAGCTTTGATGACAGCAGGACAGGCATTGAAAAGAGATAACGTATGTGGTTACAACTGTAGCTATTTACCTGTAGATAGTCCACGATCTTTCGATGAAGCGATGTACATACTTATGTGTGGTACAGGTGTAGGATTTAGTGTTGAACGTGAGAATGTAGACAAGCTACCTATTATCAGCGAGAACATGCAAGACTCTGACGTTGTTATTGTAGTAGATGATAGCAAAGCAGGATGGGCAAAGTCATTTCGTGAACTTGTTGCATTACTCTATTCAGGAATGATACCATCTTGGGATGTATCTAACGTAAGACCTGCAGGTGCAAGACTAAAGGTTATGGGTGGTAGAGCATCAGGTGCTGATCCGTTGGTCAACTTATTTAAGTTCACAATAGATAAGTTCAAAAGTGCAAAAGGCAGAAAGCTATTTCCTATAGAGTGTCACGATATTATGTGCAAAGTTGGGGAGGTTGTTGTTGTTGGTGGAGTGAGACGATCTGCATTGATTAGTCTATCTAACTTGAATGATGATCAGATGGCTCATGCAAAGGCAGGAGAATGGTGGAACGCAAATGGTCAAAGAGCATTAGCAAACAACTCTGTTGCTTACAAAGGTAAGCCTGCTATGGAAACTTACATGAGAGAATGGTTAGCTCTGTATGAGTCCAAGTCAGGTGAACGTGGTATGTTCAACCGTAAGGCTGCCGATGATCAGGTAGCTAAGAACGGCAGACGACAGACAGGACACATGTGGGGTACTAATCCGTGTAGTGAGATTATACTTAGACCATATCAGTTCTGTAACTTATCTGAAGTTGTAGTTCGTGAGAGTGATGACTTAATAAGCTTACGATCCAAAGTAAGGATTGCAACTATCTTGGGTACATTCCAATCTACTCTTACAGATTTAAAATACTTACGAAAGATATGGAAAACAAATACTGAAGAAGAACGCTTGCTAGGTGTTTCATTAACTGGTATCATGGATAATTATGTGTTGGCTAGACAAGTCGATTCAAAGGTTTGGTTACAAGAAATGAAACAGGTTGCAATAGATACAAACAAAGAATATGCAGAAAAGATTGGCATACCTAGAAGTACGGCTATTACATGTGTAAAGCCAAGTGGTACTGTATCGCAACTCACTGATTCAGCGTCAGGTATACACGCTAGACACAATCCTTTTTATGTAAGAACTGTACGTGGTGATAACAAAGATCCACTTACACAATTCATGAAAGAAGAGAATATACCGTACGAACCTGATATCACAAAACCTGATAGTGTTACTGTCTTTTCGTTTCCAATGAAATCCCCTAGTGGTGCTATCACTAGGACAGAGATGAGTGCAATAGAACAACTAGAGCTATGGAAAGTCTATGCACTTAATTGGTGTGAACACAAACCGTCTGTTACTATTTCTGTAAAGGAAGAAGAGTGGATGGAAGTGGGTGCGTGGTTGTATGATAACTTTGATATTGCATCAGGGGTATCGTTCTTACCATTCTCTGATCACACCTACCAACAAGCTCC